TGGCATAAAGAAAGCTACCGGCAGTGGCTGGTACAGCTTTAATGCGGTTTGCTGTCAGCATCGAGGTCACAAAACAGACAAGCGAAAGCGCGGTGGAATAAAATTTACCAGTGCTACCAATTGGGTTTATAACTGTTTCAACTGTGATTATAAATGCGCGTTTGTTCTTGGAAAGCGCATCAATTCAAAAACACAACAACTTCTAAAGTGGTGTGGAATAGATGATGACGACATCAATAGATGGAGTTTTGAGAGTTTTCAACAACGAGATTTTGTTGATAGCCTGACTCTCGTGGGCTCTAATAAGCCCAGAATTAAGTTCACTGCCAGCGATTTACCTAAAGACGCTGTTTTGATAGATAAAATCAATTCAAAACACAAAATCTATCTAGATTATCTGCACAAGAGAGGACTAACTACTGATGACTATCCTTTCATGATAACTCCGAATGAAAAGGGTAGAAATCGCGAAAGAATCATCGTTCCGTATTTTTACGAAGAGAAGCTTGTTGGTTATACTAGCAGATTTTTGGACAATAAAATTCCAAAATATATCAATGTACAACAGCCTGGATATGTGTTTAATTATGATAGACAGCTAAAAAATCATCAGTTCTGTTTAGTGGTTGAGGGAGTATTTGACGCAATTAGCTTGAATGGATGTGCGGTTTTACATAATACTATTAACGATGAGCAAGCACAGTTTTTACAAGCTTTGAGAAAGCGAATAATCATAGTGCCCGATCAAGACACTTCTGGGTCGAGTATTTGTGAACGAGCTTTAGATTTAGGATTTGCTGTTAGTATTCCCGAATGGCAGTACGGTATTAAAGATGTTAATGACGCGATAATCAAATATGGCAGATTACCTACGCTGCTAAGCATTCTCGAAAATGCCACAACCAGTAGGATAAAAGTAGAAATTGCGAGGAAAAAACTTGATAAAAGAATACGGAATTGAGCTACAAACACTGTTTTTAAGAATGTTGATTACCAACGCCGAGCTTTACACTCGCGTTACTAACATCATCAATCCTCTAAACTTTGATAAGCGCATTAGAGAAGCAGCGAAATTCATCGTGGAGCATACTCAACAATATGCTATAATCCCAGAACCTATGCAAATCAAAGCCAGCACTGGGATTGATATTGACAAAATTTCTGAGATGGGCGATGAGCACAGTGATTGGTTTTTGAACGAATTTGAGCAGTTTACTAAGCGGCAGGAGCTTGAACGAGCTATCTTGAAGGCTGCTGATCTTCTGGAAAAGGGTGAATTTGATCCGGTTGAAAAACTAATCAAAGACGCCGTTCAAATTTCTCTTCAGCGAGATATGGGAACAGACTATTTCGACGATCCTCAAGCTAGACTGAATCGTTATTTTAATCAGGGTGGTCAGGTATCTACCGGTTGGCCACAGCTAGATAGAATTCTGTATGGCGGATTTAGTCGCAGTGAACTCAACATATTTTCTGGCGGATCTGGCTCTGGTAAGAGCCTTGTCATGATGAACTTGGCCCTGAACTGGTTGCAAGCTGGACTGAGCGGTGTTTACATCACTCTTGAATTGAGTGAGGAGCTTACATCTCTGAGAACTGATGCCATGCTTACGAACATGGGAACTCGCGACATCAGAACAGACATTCAAAACACTGACATAAAAGTTAGAATGGCAGCTAAGAAAGCAGGCAAATATCGAGTAAAGGCTTTGCCAGCACAAAGCAATGTCAATGCTATTCGCAGCTACATCAAAGAAGTTCAAATACAGACAGGGTTAAAAGTCGATTTCGTGATGATCGATTATCTTGACTTAGTTATGCCGGTTTCAGTGAAGGTAAATCCAAACGATCAATTCATCAAGGACAAGTACGTCAGTGAGGAACTTAGGAATCTAGCAAAAGAATTAAATGTCATAATGGTTACTGCATCACAGTTGAATCGTTCGGCAGTTGAAGAGGTTGAGTTTGATCACAGTCATATTGCTGGCGGTATCTCGAAAATTCAGACCGCCGATAACGTGTTTGGTATCTTTACCAATCGAAGCATGAAGGAACGAGGCAAATATCAAATTCAGTGCATGAAGTCACGTACTTCAACGGGCGTAGGAAAAAAGATAGATCTAGAGTATAATAGTGAAACCATGCGAATTACCGATTCAAATCCAGACGACTCTAATAAAACTCCCATGCAAAGCTCGGCTCAGATACTGTCAAAACTTCGTCCTAACAGTATGACGAGTGATTCTGGATTAGTGACGCCGACGGAGCAAGAAACCAGTAAAATCTCAATAGGAACAGAAGGTGCGAGAATTAAAACTCTACTGAATTCGCTAAAAGAGAATAAATAAGAGTAGGATACGATTATGCAGAAGCGCACAAAAAGTCTATTGGACGAGCTAAATGCTATTGGCAGCAACCGAGACATTAATCATGTCATTGAAAGTAGAGCAAACAATACTATCACTAGTGCTATCAATCTTGTTGAATTGATTTTCAAAAATTATTCAAAGGATAAGGCAGAAATTCTTGAAAAAAAACTTCTAAGTGCAATAAAAAGCAGAGATCCTAAACGATTTACAAAATCTTTAAGAAAAAAACATGAAGAAAACTCAGAAGAAACCCCAGCAGAGATTGCACCGCCAAATTAATGAACAGAACTGGCTTGATGCCATCGGCGATTTAGCGAAAACCGGCCTGAAAATGGCGGCTGGAACTGATCGTCCGCCTGCAAAAAATCCAAACGAAGTTCAAGCCGCATTTAGCAAGGATTTTTCTGACAATCTGACTACAGAACTTAACGCCGCCATACGAGCAGGCGTGGTAGATCCAAATCTTCAAACTCAAGCTACGGCCACTGGTGCGTCATCACAGGCCCCCGCGCAGGCCACTGGCCAAGGCAACGTTGCTCAAACCCCTGCCGCCCAACAACTTGCCCAACAGCGTCAAGCCAAGCAACAAGCGGCCATGGCAAAAGCAAATCCAGTTACTCCAGCTACACCAACATCGTCTTCTACCTCTACACCGCCACCGGGTTCTGGTGGAAGCGCGTCAGCCGGCACGATTAGCGAACGTCAGTATCAAAAACTGAACTCTCTTTTCGAAACGTATTTGAACGAGCAAGATAGAAAGCTGAGTATTGCTGAGTTTTTGACACAGCAGTGGTATCCACGTTATATGCGTGGGACTAGATGGACGAAATATAGAGGACAAGTAGCTAAACTCGCTAATGCAATACAAGCTGCGGGATTAGACAAGGCCACAGCATCTATTTCACAGCTAGGTGACTTATCTTACATAATTCAATCGTATGCTATGAGAGAAAAAAACAGACTAAAGACAAATCGATCACAGTACGGATATCCTTATAATCAGAGAAATCGCACTGCGCCTAGACGCCGTACTACGACTGCTCCTGGTGCTACGCCTGCTTCTCCTGGTGCTACCCCTGCTGCTCCTGGTGCTACCCCTGCTGCTGCTCCTGCTACTGCTCCTGCTACCCCTGGTACTGCTCCTGCTACTGCTCCTGCTACCCCTGGTGCTACCCCTAGTGCAGCAAAACCCCGAGTCACTATAGAGACTCAAAAGCAGTTCTTACAATTTGTCGATCAAATAAAGCAACTTCAGAGTACATCACCGGAAATGTTCAATCAACTGATGGGAATGTTCAAAAAGTAGCACTCAAGTAGCATTTTTGCATCAAATGTATAAATACTATTATGAGCTACGGCTCACCATATAGAGGAATATTAAAATGGCACAATTTACAAAAGTTAATGGCGACTTACTGCCAGTACTAAATCTTGACACAGGCGCTTACACAAACTCAGGTTTGAACGCCGTTTCTTCAGCAAACACTGTTCAACCACAAGGCCCAAAGCTCAACTTCTTCACGATCTCAGCAGCTTCAACCGGTGCATTCACTGGCGCTCAGGTTAACACAATGGTTCAAACTGTTCAACAGCTTGCAACTGTTTATATGTATGAGTTCACGACTGCTGGTCCTGACACTGTTGCATTCGCTGTTTACCCAACTGGTTCATGGGCAGTCAACGACTCGCTCGGTGTAAACGCAAACGTTGTTGCAGCTATTCGCACAGCATTGACAGCAGCCGGTACTGCAAACACAGTAACTGGTGCAGCTACAGCAACTTTCACGAACTAATAACCTTTTTATTAGTAATTGGTACACCAAACAACGTTTAAGTAGCAGACACTGTCACTTTCACGAACTAATAACCTTTTTATTAGAGGTGTATAACAAAAACCCAAGATTTATTCTTGGGTTTTTTTTGCTTCTAAATATGCACATGTCTCATAGATTCATTTGCTATACACTTTTTGATATAACAGCCACCGGAATTTCGAATAGAAATAAGCCATCTGACAACGAAAATATTGAGCAGTGGGCGTACAAGCGTAATACTCAATGCAATTTTGATACGGTTCTACAGGCAATCAGCCTAAGATCTCAGCCAGAGTTCGTAACTTCACCCATTCAAACAAAAATGACAGAAAACAAACGATATTTTGGAGTTTTGTATGGGAAAAACACCATTATTACCTGCTGGAAATTCACATTTGATGTGCAACATAGCAGTGTTTTTGCAGACGAAACAAATCTTTTAGGCGGATTGTATAAAGATGTTGACAATGTGCCCATGATTATATGCGGAACAGAAATTCCCAACTTAAGCAATTTTTTAATTACAACGCCGGATCTAAAAAATATTCATTTTGAGAGCGTGCAGGATGCGTAATAATAACAAGTTAAAACCATTATTGAATAGTACTGTTACCGAAAAACTGAAAGATATACTCATCATTAAAATGGAAGATGGGTCGTACTCTTTGTTTAATAGATATTTGATAACCGTAACGAATGATCTGTACAACGTTAAGATCACAGGCGATGTTGAAGAGTGTGATAGACCCGTCTTTTCGAGCCTTCGATACGCAGTAACCTGGTGTACTCTTGAACAACGTAAAAAACTAAAGGAAATCAAGAGACTAGAAGAATTAGACAGTCTATTGAGTAGCCTAGAAATAGAAATCGAAATGCTCGGTAGAAGAATCATTCGCACTATCGATCTTGATGACAAATCTATACATCTGGCTAAGTTTTACGAGCAAAAGCGTAAGAAGAAGCTGCTACAGAAAGAGATCGATTTACTGGTCGAAGACTCTAAATACTGGCAGAATAAAAAGTTTTCAGAGACCCAAACTCCACCTGAAACTTTGAAGCAAACAGATAAATACTCCTACAAGAATTGGAATAATTACCATGAAACTTAATGATTTAGACAACCGCAACACAGCTAAAAAAGCTCTGAAAGAGAACTTCAACGTAGAATTAAATACTGCTCGTCTTAATCGATCAGCAACAAGAAAGCTACTATCCAAAGTACGTTCTTTGATTGCCGAAACAAGAAACAGTAATGCTTTCTATCGTGATCAAAACAACGAATCTTATCTAAAAATGGTTTTCATGGAGCAGGCATTATCTGATCATTATAGAAATATAATGTCAAATGTTACTGCTTCAAGAATCGTTATAGAAAACGTCGAAGTAGAAAAATCACAGGTTATTCTTGCTGCACAAGACATGGTTGATTCCATGCAGAAGATGATCGAAGATGTCAATGATATGCTGGTAAAAGAACTACCTGCACTGTATGGTAGTATCCAAAATGAAATTGGTGTGAATGAAGGTGATGCTTTCAACCAAGCAGCAAATCAGGCACTAGCCAATGCAAATCAGGCTTTAATGCAATCCAAGACTGAACTTCAGGCGGCTCTAAATGCCCTAACTGGCCAGCAAGGCGGTCAAGAATTTCCTGGCGCTGGGCAAGATCCAGAAGAAGAAATGGGTGCTGAAGTAGACATGGAGCTACCAGGCGGTGGCGAAGAAGAAATCGCAGCGGGCGAAGAAGAAATGCCTGCACCAGAAGAGCAGGAAGAACCAGAAGAAGAGCAACCACCAGTACAAGCGAACGTTGG